TGAAGGAAACGTAGCCATTATGCGAGCATACCTCCTGGTCGTTTTTGTTTAATTAATTCTGATTGTATAGCAACTGATATAAGACGGCCAAGTTCTCTACTCTGTTCTGCATCTCCTTCAACAGAAGAACCAGAAGCATCTACGTTTACAACAATATTTGTAGAACCACCTATCGCATGATTTGGTGTAACCATACCAGAAATTCCTGGTGTAAATAATTCTGGTCCACGTTCTCCAACAAGATATGATTTACCTCCTTTAGCCATACCTCCACTAGCTAATGGACCATCAAAATCAGCGATTGTTACTATATTACCTGTATTAGCGTATTGACTCATTTCATCTAAATTGACACCTCCTCCTCCTGTTCCACCACCAAAAGCATTCGCAAATAATCCTAAAAATCCTCTTGATAGTTGTGCAGCAGCCATTTGTGCAGCCATATCTAAGAAATGATCTGCTATTCGATTAAACATATTTCTAAACGCATCTTGAACACTCATTGTTCCTTTAATTATTCCTTTAAAGGACTCTGAAAATGAACTTTCTATAGTTTTACTTAGTTCTACTATTTGTCTTTGTGAATCCATCAAATCTTCTAATCTTCTATCAACATCAACTATTGCAGAGGCAACAGGATTAGCTAATATTTCTGCATTTCTTAATTGAGCTTTGTTTAATTCTCTTTGTAATCTTAATTCTTTTAATTCGTCTTTTAATTTATCTTTTCTAACACCTGCTTCTGTTTTTTCAAATTCAAACTGTTTAAGTGCTATTTGAGTTCCAATTTTCTTAATTTCATTAGTTTTTCTTATAACATCTTGCTCTTCACTTCTTTGTGTAAGTCGTTTTGCTTCTAATTCAATTTCTGATTTTAAATTATCTATTTTTACTGATCTTGCACTATCAAGTAACTCTTGAGATATTTGTACTTTTGCAGGTGCGGAAGATGGAACAAATTCTGCTCTTAATTGATTTAAAACAGCAGGTGTTAAAACATCAGCACCAAAACCTTTTGCTCTATCAAAATTAGAGCCTAACATAGCAGTGAATCGATTGCTGGGTAAACTACCAGGTACAAGTTCGCCTAACATTTTATTAAATTCATCTTCACGATCTTTTGGAACAGCTTCTTTAATATCTCGTAAAGTAAAACCAGCACTTGCTCCTTGCATAACTTCATTTAAAAAGAAAGCAAAATCTCCTAAACCTTGAGAAACAAATGACAATAATTGAGTATTTAATTTTGCAAATATATTGCCTAACTCTTGGAATGATTTCGATAGTTTTTTAAGTTGTTCAACATCAGCAAACTCATCAATTTCAGCCAAAGCAATATCAGCAGCAGTAGCCTGTAATCCTAACTCTTCTAACTTACTTATTTGACGTTCAAGAGCAGTACCAGATATGCCAGCACGTTGAACTAAAATCTCAATGTTTTCAGATGGTTTTCTTAAAGCATCACCAAGTTCTGTAGCTTTCTTACCTAATCCATCAATAAATGCACCGATCTGAGTGCCAACCAATGAAAGAGCAAATCCAAATTGACCACCTAATAATCCACCAGCAGCACCACCAGCAAAACCACCAGCAGAAGCACCAAGACCTTGACCAAATAACAGAGGGAAAGCTCCACCAATTAATGCACTAGATTGAACTTGCCCTCTTATTCTTCTATCTTCAGCAGTTCTATTTCTTTGGAATCTTCTAAATCTACCACCAGGACTTTCAGCTATTCTTTGTCTAATTTCTCTTGCATCAAATCTATCTCTTCTACTAATTTTCATTCTTTTTTCTTCTTTATTACTATCTCTCAACAAAGTTCTTTGTTTCTCTAACTCTTTATTCATTTCTTTTATTCTTGCTGTTACATCACCATATTCTTTTTCAGTAAAATCTAATTGTTTTCTTACACCAGTTAAAGTATCTAAATATCTTTCAATAGCATTAATAGTATTAGCAGGAGCAAAATTTAAAAGTGTTGATATATCTGCATTACTAAAGCCAGTAACACCAGCAACATTTTTAGAACCCATCGCACCAAAAGTAGATGCTGTGATCTTTGCACTCTCGTTAAATCTTTGAAGAGATTTTATCTGTGCTGAAAAATTTAATTTTGTAAAACCTTGAGTAAATAATTCAAATTTTTGACTTGTAATACCAGAAGAAGCTGCAAGCTCCTTCATTCTTGTTGCTAATTCTCTTGTAGATACAATACCCTTTCTATTTGCACCCTCGTAATTTAATAAACCTTTTGTATATTTTTCAAAAGCAATTTGAGCTTCCTTAGTTTTCTGAGTTAATTCTTTAGCTTTTGCAATTGCATCTTTTGAAAAAGGACCACCTGATCCTGGACCTTTACCTGTTTTTTTTGATAATTGATCTAATTCTTTTTGTAATGCTTTAACTTTTCTTTCTGTCGTAGTTAAAGTTTTTTGTAATTGTTTTAACTTTTCATCTTTAGTCCTGACATTAATATTAATTCCGTAATCTGCCATTTACTCGACCCAATAAATTACTTCTATATTACCGCCTTCTGGGTTTCATGGCTTGTTTTTTTTGCACTTGTTCTTTATATTTTTCTTCTTCCTCATGTTTTAACTCAAAAAAACCTGCCCAAGCTATCAATTCCTCCTTAGTTAAATTTTCCGTAAGTTGTCTTAATGTCATTCCTAACTCTTTAGCTAGGAAGAACATAAAATACCAATCTTTATTAACTTTTTAATGCTGCTTTCGCTTCCTCCACTTTTAATTCTTCTCCTGATGTCATCATTGCCATTTGTATATCTTGCAAAATAGTTGCATTTACTTCTCTTCTTAGTGATGCCTTATGACCATCTTGAAATAGTCTTTTGCCATTTTCATCTAATGCTTTTTCAATCATAAGATTTAAAGCAAATTCATTACCATCATCTCCTTTTGATTTTGCAACTATTGATTCTCTTTCTGCAATAGTTAATGGATGCCAATAAATTTCTAATACTGTTTCTTCTCCATCTTTCACTTCATATTTATATTTTTG